CCTGCAGTGCAGGGTGGCAAGCTGGCGCCATGGCGTACCGCGTCGGAATGTATCGACTGGTCAATTCCGGCGCAGTCCATCTTCGACCGCAAAAAGCCGCTGGCGGAGAACACGCTCAAGCGCATCGCCCGCGGCATCCAGCGCTTCGTGATTGATAGCGCCTCGCCGTTTATCGTGAAGTGCAACCACACCACGACGAAAGGGAAATACGACTGCTTCCGCGGGCAGTCTCTGGGGGAGCCGCTGCAGACCCTCACCAAAACGCATGGCTATGCGATCGCCACCCCAGTGATGGCTCCGCTGTTTGCCGGCACCGGTGGATCTGAATTCCAGATGAGGCCGCGCCCGGTTAACAAACCTTTTTTCACTCTGCTTACACAGAACCGGACTAATGTCATCGCGCCCGTACTTGCCCCGATGATTGCCCGGCAATTCGGTGCCAGCATCGGGCATCGCGCCGACGAACCGAGCGCCACGATCACTGCTGGTGGTGGTGGTAAATCGCAGCTGGTGGCCGCAAATCTGGTTAAACATTATGGCGGGAATTATCAGGGGGCAGGAATAGGTCTGGATGAACCCACGCACTCAGTAACGACCGTCGACCATCACGCCGTTGTCGCAGCGCACCTGATGGTCAATAACACTGGTCACCCAGGCGGGGCCGCTGACCAGCCTGCGCACACTGTTACAACGGGCAATCACCACGCTGCGGTCACTTCTCATCTGGTGATGCTGCGCGGCACCTGCCGGGATGGCCGGGTGATTGATGCGCCAGCTCCGGGGTTAACCGCGGGCGGCCTGCATGTCGGGAACGTTGAGACCAGCCTGGCGACGGGCGGCTATGACGAACAGCGCGCTGCGCAGGTGCTGTCATTCCTGCGGGAGTATTGTGGGGCGGATTCTGACGGGCTGGTGACTGTGGATGGCGTGGTGTATCGCATCGTGGATATCGGCATGCGCATGCTGCAGCCAGCGGAACTGTACCGCGCCCAGGGCTTCCCGGAGTGGTACATCATCGACCGGGACTACAAGGGGACCCGCTATGCGAAGGATAAACAGGTGGCCCGCTGCGGCAACGCGGTCCCGCCGCCGTTCGCTGAGGCGCTGGTCAGGGTGAATTTGCCCGAGATGTGTGGAGAACTTGAGAAAGTCGCTTGATATACTCCTGCTATAACGCGTAATTACGTCGGGTTTATCAATAACTTTACAGTATGGGAGAGTTCGGATGGATGTGGATTATCTGTTAATTGGTTTCGGACGAGATGGGGAAATTAAGGAGGTAGAGCATAATAGCGGTGATTTGTTAGCTCCTGTTTTAATATTTGCACCTGCTAACCCTGATTCTATCCAGTATCCAGAGCGAGTGTTCACCGTTCAAGTCATACATCATCTGGGTCACCGGTATGCTGTAGCGATAGCTCTGGAGGAAGGTGAGGTATTGCCTGCATCAAAAATTAACACCCTGATTGAGTCTTCAGGTATGAAGCCAGTACCTAATGATATTATTGGGGAAATTTAAAAGAACTTTGATTTTCATTGCCCCCGGCAGCAGATCCTTATCGATATTCACGGCCTCTTAGGAGGCCTTTTTCATACACACAGCAGACAATTGGTTTAACCTATTTTTCTTTTATTATTAATGAGATAATCGCACTCCCTTTTAAGCTTGATGAGAGGTTTTCATGCAACACAGTCGAGTTAAATTTCTGGCCCCAGATCTCCGCGGGGAGTGCTCTGTTACTGGTGACAGAATATTCCTGATGTATTGTCAAAATCGACAGCCTGTAGAGGCAAGAATCGGTTATGTGGTGATGGCTGAGGTTGATGGAGTTACAGAAGAGTTGCAAGTTGATGATGTCTGGGACGGCGCAATCTCATTTAGAATAAATCGCTAATTCCGTATCACTGAAATCCAAATGGTTGTCGTTTTTCAGAATACAAATCCGGTCACTGAACGACTATCAGCATACGTTACAATACCCTCAGTCCGTAAGGAGGGTTGAATGTCCGAATATGAGAAACTATCCGAAGAGCTCTACAACGAGGCATGCCGGATTGTCGGCGAGTGCTGCCTAATGCTGGCGACTAACGGAGCGGAAACTAGCCGGGATCAGCTTGTGCACCAGTTGAAGCTTCTGCACTGGAAAATCATGGAACAAACCAACGAATCTAATCTCCCGATCCTGCTGGCGATAGAAAAGCTGGCAACAAGCGAAGACTGGAAAAAACCTTACCTAGGTTGATGCCTTCACCTCTCGACGTGCAACAACAGGCCTCTTAGGAAGCCTTTTCATGCGCTCCGTACTGTCATTTTTTATATTTCCTATTGGCTTTTTGTGCGCCTAAAGCATTGATCAAACCGGTCTATAGGTATACTGTATATCCATACAGTAAATGCAGCGGAGGCTATTATGAGAGTTGAGTTAAGCATTGATAGAACTAAAGAACTTCCTAAGGGCGCTGTCCCGGCTCTGGAAAAAGAATTGTTAACACGACTGCAGGATCAGGTAGGCGATTGCACCCTGGTTATACGACGAGCAGGCTCAGACGGGTTAAGTGTTCTGGGTGGTGAAAAGGACGCGAAGAAGAAGGTAGAAGAGATCCTCCAGCAGACCTGGGAAAGCGCTGACGACTGGTTTTATTAATTCAGCAAGTAATTCGTTTCCTGGGTGGAGGGGAGGTTTGGTGGAACAAAAAGAAGAATTTCCAAAAAAGGGTTATGCAGTCATCAGATGTCACGATGGGGTTATCGTTGCACGACTGCACTCATTTCCTGAATGTGATCGCGCGCTGATGTACAGGCGAGGTGATATGGTGTCGTTTACGCCGCTTCTGGACGATGAGATTGTAGGTTCGCCAACTCTCTTTACGCAGATGCTGGAGCGGGCAGGTTATCGCGTTTCGCTTAATTCTGTTAAACTCCCGTCATAGGCCTGAACAACCTATACCTGCTGCGCCACTGGAGAGATACCATGGCGCAAAAACCTACCAAAAAAACACCTGAACTGGTTCCTTTCGGAGTCAGCGATTTCTTTTTGCCTGCGCACTGCCAGGTGACGGCATGAAGAAAACCAGCTTCATTCACACGCAACTCACCACGAAAGAAGTGGACGAGCTCGAGGCCCGCTATCGCGCCAATGACGTGCGCACCGTGCGCAGCCTTGATTTCGATCTCATCCACTGGACGCTAACCGCTTATCTGCCTGAGGCAAACAGAGCCCCGCGTCAGGATAAGACCTTCCAGCAAAAGCTCTGGAGGGAATCGTGAAGACCTACAACATCACGCCGATTGGCAAACCCAGAATGACCAGGTCGGATAAGTGGAAAAAACGCCCGGAGGTTCTCCGGTACCGCGCGTTCTGCGATCACGTCCGGCTGCTGGGCGTCGAGCTGCCGGAAGCAGGAGCACACATTACGTTTATCCTCCCGATGCCTCCGAGCTGGAGCAAGAAGAAGCGTCAGGAGATGGCGGGGAAACCCCACCAGCAGAAGCCTGACAAAGACAATCTGGAAAAAGCCCTGATGGACGCCATCTATGCGGATGACGCCCATATCTGGGATTCTCGCGTGACGAAGCGCTGGGGTGAGGAAGGGCAGATCATCATCGGGGAGATCGCATGATGCGCGCTTTGCTTAAGCCGGTGCTCGCCCGGGAGTTTGGCGTCGTGCTGTTAAAGCCCGGCAGCGAGTTGATGCCTATATTCTTGTCCGGGCGCGTGCTGGTGGAGGCCCAGCCAGACAGCATGATCGGCTTCGAGACCGGGCGGGTGCCGGATTTACGCCAGCCGCTGGCGGCGAATCCGACGCTGCGCCCGTTCTTCCTCAACGAAAAGGTGATCACCGCTGCTGGCGGGCTGAATGGCCTGGAATACTGGTTGCTGCGCCATGGTGGTGGCGCCTGTCAGTACCAGCACAGCGACTATCACTATCACGAACTGACCACCATGCGGCATGAGCCCGGCGCGATTCTTCTTTGCGGCCACTGCGACAACCGGCTGCGCGAGCAGTACACCGAACGTCTGGCGGAGCTGGCGCGGCAGAACGTTATCAACTGGGTGCTGGACATTGCCCGCAACGCGCTGGCGCTCGACAAAACCCGCGAGATTTCTCTGGCTGAATTGTGCTGGTGGGCTGTGCGTACAGGCGTTATCGAGGCGCTACCAGAATCAGTTGCCCGCGAAGCTTTACGCCTGCCTGCAGCGAAAGAGACTTATCGCGAGAGCGAGATCGTACCGGCGGTACCGGCCACCAGCATCATCGCCGAGAAGGCCCGCTCATTACCTGCAGGACCAGCACCAGCTATTAAGCCAGTTGTGGGCGTGCTGGTGGATCCCGAATCCCCGCAGACCCTGATGAAGCGGCCAAAGCGGACCCGCTGGGATAAACCCAAATATCTGGCATGGGTTAAGACGCAGCCCTGCGAGTGCTGCGGCAGACCGTCAGATGATCCACACCATCTAATCGGCTGGGGTCAGGGAGGCATGGGAACGAAGGCGCACGACAGTCTCGTGATCCCCCTTTGCCGTCAGCACCATACCGAACTACATAACGATCCGGTGAAATTCGAGCGTAAGCACGGTACTCAGCCGGAAATGATAATCAGAGTGCTGGACCGGGCCTTTGCGCTCGGCGTTCTGGCTTAAGGGAGACGGCAATGAATCTTGACGGCGTATTAAAATTTTTTGCACCTAAAGGGATGCACATCTCTGATAGCGTACGCGCAACAGCGGGCGATCAATTAACGGTAACCGACATCATGGCGGCGCTGGGCATGACCCAGGCAGACGCCGGGATCGGTCTTGCCATGTATCTGGGTAAGGCGGGCATCAGCCCGCAGGATAAGGCAGCGGCCATCTCCTGGCTGACTGAGTACGCCAAGCAGCACGCACCAATGGCCGTGCGCAAAGCAGCTGGTAAAAAGTTTCCTCTCTGCATGCGGATCCTCGCCAGATTCGCTTTTAAGGATTACGCCTCATCAGCTGCTGACAGTACCGATTGTCCGAAGTGCAAGGGTAAGGGCCTTGTTACGAAGTCCACCATGGTTACCAAAAGCCACTACACAATGCGCCTCCCTCAATTTGCCAAGGATCTGGGTCAGTATCCATCTGATTTTGAAGTCTTCCGTCAGGTAAAGGATGTGGACCACCAGCTGTGTGGCAAGTGCAGCGGAACCGGCCAGCTCAGTAAGCGCTGCCAGTGTGGCGGATCTGGTCAAACCCTTGACCGAAAGCAAACTGAGTTGCAGGGCGCGCCGGTTTATAAGGAGTGCAAACGCTGTGAGGGGCGAGGGTACAGCAGGCCGAAATCATCAGTGGCATATCGCGGCGTTCTGGCAGAGCTGGACAGTCTTCCTGATCGCACCTGGCGCTACAGCTGGAAGCCGTTCTATGAAAGCCTGGTGACGAAATGTTTTCAGGAAGAAAGCAATGCTGACGCTCAGCTGAAGAAAGTAACAAGGGCGCATAGTTCGATATAAATATCATTATTTAGCGTCACGTTACTTGCAAAGTTGCCGTTTTTGTGTAAATTTGACGTTAACGATGGGCATTGTATGTTCAGAGTTAAAAAACCCGCCACTGAGCGGGTTTTTTAGTGCATCCAAAATAGATAATTTCTTCCTGACGGTAATATAATTGTTTGGCCTTTATCTTGGGGATCAAACAAATGCTGATTTTTGAATTAACTAAGCCTGGTAGCAATATCAGCCATGAAGATTTAGACCTGGGCTGGAAGCTTGAAAGACTATTAAGTCACCTGGAAACAGCCTTTTATGATGCTAATATCGCATTAAATTTATTCAATTTCGAAATGCATAATAGGTCTGGTAATGTAGGTTTCGATAGTCAACGGTGGCACGATGATTTACAAAGACGTCGAGATTTAGAAGTACAAATCCGCCAGGAGTTAGGATTGCTACCTTATGAACGTAGCGAGAAAGTGTCATTTGAAGTTGAGGCTCGCTTAAAAAAAGAGAAGTGGGGTAATGGAGAACTTCCATTAAGCCATCAGCACCGATTTATTTTTTTGCATGCCAAATCCTTTCTCAATGCTCTCGACACGATAGATAAGTTTTTAAAAGTCATATCTGAAGAAAACGCCGCTCCTCCGGAAATTAAAAGATTACGCGACAAAATTGCTGATGATTTCCCTCACTTAAGAGCCGTGAGGAATTCGGCTCAACATTTAGAAGATAGGGCGCGCGGTCTTGGTGTTGGATCAAAACCTTTACAACTTCAACCAATTGATAACGGTTTCGTTGTAGCGCCTTCAGGAGCATTGATGCTTAGTAACTTGCATGGGACCAAACTTGGGTACACCATGGCAGATGGTCACTATGGTGAAGTAGATGTTTCAGAGGAATCAATGCTGAAAATCACTACGATAATTCAAGAAGCATTTAACTCTTTCTCTTGGATTGGGCCACCACAACATCTTCCAAGATAATATTCATTGATAAACACCTGAAGGCTGCCTATTGGTGGCCTTTTCTATTTCAGGCTCCCGGAACCCCCATCACTCGGATTGTCGTTAATTCATCCGGAGAGCCTGATCCTTTCAACACAACACCCGCGAACAGCGAGGTGAGAGAAATGTCCCGTATGAGCAAACTTGTCACCGGAGTCGCCCTCGGCACCTCAGGAGGAACCATCCTGAACGGCGTCCTCACAAAACTGAGTCCTGACGAATGGAGCGCGATCGGCGTACTGGCAGGTATTGCCGGGATAATCGTTACCGGACTCATTAACTGGTATTTCAAACGCAAGGTCGCTAATGCGCAGGTTAAGGCGCTGGAGAAATACGGCCCGGCGGTGAAAGTTGGAGAAGACTGATATGCCAATGACCAGTAGCCTGCGTAACAAACTCATCGCCGCTGCTGGTGGCGGTGCCATGCTGATCGCCTCGCTGTTCCTCGGTGGGCAGGATGGCGTAGAAGGACGTAAGTACGAAGCGTATAAAGACGTCGCCGGGGTGTGGACTGTCTGCGACGGCCACACAGGACGGGATATCGTCAGAGGGAAGCAGTATACCGATCGCGAATGTGACCAGCTGCTATGGAAAGACCTCCAGCCAGCAAAGCGAACGGTAGACAATCTGGTTAAGGTGCCGCTGGGCGAGTATCAGCGCGCCGCGCTCTACAGCTTTGTTTTTAACGTTGGCTCTGACGCGTTCTCTAAGTCCACGCTGTTGCGCAAGCTGAACAAGGGTGATCACGACGGAGCGTGCGAAGAAATGCGCCGCTGGGTTTACGCTGGAGGTATGAAGTGGAAAGGCCTCCAGAACCGGCGAGAGATGGAGCGCTCAATGTGCCTGGCGGAGAGCAAACATGACCTCTAAAGCCTGGCTGATAATCGGCATCGAGATGATTTTATCTCTGCTGGTTATTCACATTCTGCTAGGTCAGGTACTTGATGAGACGAAGCGAGCCGACGCCGCCGAGCAGAACCTAAAACTGGCAACCGCCACCATCACCGACATGCAGATGCGCCAGCGTGATGTCGCTGCGCTCGATGCCAAATACACTGGAGAACTGCAGGATGCAAAAGCCACTATCGATCAGCTTGAGCTTGATGTTGCTACTGGCAAGCGTCGGCTGCAGCTCAACGCCAGATGCACCACGAACGGAGCGGCCACCAGCACCAGCCTGGATGATGGCGCCGGCCCCCGACTTACTGACTCCGCTGAACGGGATTATTTCACCCTCAGGGAGCGAATCGAAACTGTCACTAAACAACTGACCGGCCTGCAGGCGTATGTGCGAGAGCAGTGCCTGAAATAGAACCTCATCCCTGAGGCTCTGACACAGTCTCTCCTCTGGACTTTAAGCATAGGAAATCCATTCAGCCTCGCATTGCGGGGCTTTTTACCAACTGAGGAATGAGCATGATAGTAGTTCTTACAGCAAAGCAGATCGACGAATTGGCTATCTTCGCGAAAGAAGACGGCCAGCCTCAATACACCATCACCACTGTAACAATCCCAGCCTTTGAAGCCGATGATGGCGAGGTTATCCCGGAATACACGAGGCTGATCGCATACTCCGATTCGCTGGACCATGGTGTGTTGCAGCTCGAAG